CACCGGACTTGACACCGGTAGCAAGGTTCATTTCAACGTCCATTTACTTACCCTTATTTCTTGCGCTAATGGCTTTGGCTTTTGCTCGTGCATCGGCTTTGCTTGATGCACCCCAAGCCTTTAGGCTTAACAAAAGTCTCGTTGGTTCGCCATTTTTGTATTCTGGACCGGGCATGTTGCCCATTCTCGCAAGAAAGCTGGCGCGTCTTGGGTTATCTCCAGACTTCACAGGCGCTTTCAATGTGCCGCCTGTTTCTGCTTTGTACGATGCGCGGCCTTTGGCGTTCAATCCACCACTTGGACTTTGGCCTTCTTTACGTTGCCACGCTGGCGTTTTCATCAATCTTCCTCACGCATAAAGTTAACGCGCTGAAACTCAACGGCTTCGCGCTGGCGGCGTGAGTTCGCCATTGATGTAATGGGTCCGCCAACTAACCAGGCGTCGCATGTGCGTGCCGCTGCACACTTAAAGTGGAATAGTTCGCAATAACCAAGATCGGCGGCATCTTGCACCGCCATCTCTAAGTCTTCGTTCTCTTCGCCTTCGCCTTCTTCGTATGATTCGCCGTTCTCTTCTTCGCTTTCATCCTCCATACCACCTGTAATGCACTCAATCATTTCAGGCGTTTGGATGAAGGCGGCGCAGTTGCCGCAACGCATCGACTTGGCTTGCGCCAGGTCCGTATTCCACGTTTCAGCCTTGGCGTTCCAGAATTCACGGTTAGGCAATTCAGGGTTAGCAGGACCGTAACCCACATTGGCAAACGCCCAATTGCGATTCTTTAAGTTCGCAACCGGGTCTTTGGTTTCAATAGGGCATTCCATCACTTTTTCTTCGCTTTACCGGCTTCAGACAGCGCAATGGCTATGGCCTGCTTCGGGTTTGTCACTTCTGGACCTTTCTTGCTACCAGAATGCAACTTGCCAGCCTTGTACTCGCGCATGACTTTGGAGATTTTCTTCTCGGCTTTAGTCTTTTTCATCATGATGGCAGTATGTCCGTTATGGAAACGTTAATGTTTGATGCCGCGCCGCGCAAAAACGCAATCTTTTCACCAGGCTCAACGCGAAAATACTCAACGCTTGGTGCTGGCATGATTTTGCTTGTTGATGTTGCCGTTGGATCGGTGCCGATCTCAAAGTGAATGTGAGAATCGGTATTGGCAACCGCCACACGCATAAGTGTTACTCCGGTTCCGGCGGCGTGCGACTGCTGGCTTGTGTTATCTACCGCCAAGAATGTTGTTGTACCCAATCGACCAACAATCTGCGGCCACAAATGCCCTGCTGAATCGCGCACTTGCTTGCTCATTTCTTGGACCTTGCAGCACGCATATTGTCAACAAGGTTTGGGTATGGCCTTCCAGCGGATTTCGCCATGGCTTTGGCGCTGGCTTTTTCTTTCTTGGATAAAGGCTCGCTTTTGCCCAATGACTTCGGACGCGCTTTATCCCACACTGGCTTGGCTTTCATGGCACTACCCCCATTTGGGGGCAGACACTAGCACATTAGGACATCAATGCGCAAGATTCATGCGCAACGCGTGGTAATCCTGAAGAAATCCGCTCATGCTGGCGAGTTTGTTAAACGCCATATCTGCTGACAAACGCGAGTGAAATAAACGCAACTGCGGTCTGCGATCCATCTCAGCCCAATAAGTTTGCAAAACTGTACGCCCCCAATCTTCAGCGGTTAAGCGATTGATGTTGCCGCCAAGGTATTCGTAGCGCATAAACATTTCCCAGTCCACCATCCCTAATGTGTGGCGCGGGTTGTCCTTGTTGGAGTCTTGGTTCGCGTGCAAGCGAAACGCCCCCAGGTGCGCCCCACCACCAACCGCTGGCCCGTGGCGCGTGGCTTCCAGATACGAAGTCACATCACCCAAATAATGCCTTGGCGCCAACTCGCCAAGTGGCGCGTAGGTCATGGTGAATGCGCACTTGGAGCGATCCATCATCACAAACGAAGGCTCTCCAATAAAGTTCTTGTGCATCGCCATCAAACGCAAAATATTCTCGCGTGATGACTTCATCAGTTCATCTTGATCAATAAATCCTGGTGCGCGAAGAAATCGCCCGGCACCGTCAATCCAATGGCGCTGATGCCAAAACATCACGGCGTCGCGGTGATGATCCGCCAAGTCAACCAAGTAGGATGTTGATGATGGATAAATCACATCATCGTCATACACAAAGCGCACTAAATCGGAATCTGCCTGCTCCCAAAGGTAAGCGTAATGCGCCACTTGATCGCCAGGACAGATAAGGTGCGTGTCAATGACTTCAAAGTCATAACGCTGCGCCATATCGTTAATCATGTGGTGGTCATTTTCATCAGGACTGTGATTGCCAATGATGACTTTGATGCGCGGATAAGTCTGCGCATCGATGCTGGCTAGCGTCGTGTATAGGTGTTCAGGTTTGTATGCTGGAACAAGAATGGTTACAGGTCTCATGATTTCCCCCAACGCTTACGCTCAAGCTCGGCAAGTTGTACAAGTTCACGCGTGCGGCACTCCAGCTCCATCACCATTTCTTCAAGCACTTCCCATTGCAATTTTTCGTACTCGCCTCGTGGGAAGTTCTCAATCAATCCATTGACCCAGGCTTTTCTCGCCATATCGTTCAAATTCATCCCTCACCCCTTAAAAGGTCAGCGGCATCGTTGTAGCCGTGTTTTTCAAGCAATGCAATGCAATGATCAAGACGGTGTTCGCTTGCGGCAAATTCAACTTGCGCCGCAAAGATAAAAAGGTTTTCTGCGTGCTGGTCAAACCCCGTTCTTCTGGCAATGCCCATCACATCGCCAATTGTCAAATCTTTCACGTCAACACCTCCTTGATGTGTTGAGGCACCCTTGGCAGTGGCGCCCAGGCAACCGCCCATTCGGACCAGGTGCCAATGACGCACACGCCGCCAGGATTCAGCAACAGCATCTTTACGCCTAGTGGCGGCGGGTCGTCTTCGGGCGTGCGCCAGGTAGCCTGGCCTGCGAGGTAGTCTTTCATGTCCTTGCTCGTATGGCGGCGGCGGTTCGATCTTTTGCTTCCATCGTGATGTCGTCTTGCTCGCCACTAATGGGTGTCTCTGCAATTACTGCACACGCCTCACGCTCTCGCTCCGCGATTTGCCACTCAAGCTCTTTCAGCAAGTCCTCCATGGTGTCGCCGTGCCCTGTTGCGTAGCCTTGTCGCATCATCCATGCGGCCAACTTGTTTCGCTCGGCAGCAGCAATGAGGGCAGCGAAGCGTTCAAGCTGTTCGTCGCTTGCGCCCCAAGTAATGAATGAGCCATCAGGCGATGCAAATCCAGCCTCCCGCGCCATGCGGATAATGTCTTCTCTATCCATCACGCAGCCCTTATTCCAAATGGGTTATGCCACAGCACTGGTGCTTTAGGCTTACGCGGCTTAAAGGTCTTGTACTGCTCCTTAACCTCGAAGTAGTTCACCATCACTTTCTTCCAAGGTATCTCAACGTCTTTTATCCCCTTGGACTTCACAATCAGATCATCTCCCGCCAACTCGGTCATGAGTTGATCAATCCTTTTGGTGGTCATGTCAAACTTTGCCGCCAAATGCCAAGCATTAACAGGGTTCTTCAACCCCTTCAAATAATCAAAAATCATCTTCTTGCTTTCTGATCTACGCATTTTTCGTTTTGCCATTTCTACCCCTCTCGATTAAACAACTGCTCTCAAATTCCTTTTAATTGGCTTACCCCACTGCGAGTTGTAAGCCTTACCGTACAACGCCGTTCCTGCATCGCTTGCAAAGGTCAACGCCAAAGCATCAGCCATATCAGGTGATCCAATCCCGCGTTTCCGCATCTCGTCTTTGCTCTCTAGCTTCATCTTCCCGTTGCTATTAAACGAATAACGCGGCGAGACAAGTTCCGCCAAAAGCGACTCATCTTTAGGAATCTTGCAATCGCGCTTTTCCAACCACGCCTTCATCTTTCCCCATAGCTCGGCACGCAAGTTCACATAAATCGTTCCCATGGCGGGAGACTCAGCCACGTTGATGCCACGCGCAGGCAGATTCAATTCGCGCAAGCGGTCCACAACACCGGCCCCCAAGCCAATCGAATCGACAAGTATTTCAACGGGTCTGTCTTCTGGCTTCATGGCCTCGTATTCAGCGACCACCGCGCCCGTGGTCTGCATCAAGTCCAACCCACGCCACTTGCGTATTTCGGTCACCGCATTACCTTTGCGCTTTGCCAACGCCGTGGCGTCCGTTCCAAATCGCGCCACATCCAACCCCCACACCGTTTGCGTGTCCGTCGTTTCAACATCACGGTGAAAAGCGCTGTCCACCAACTCAACGCCAATCAAGGTATCGTCATCGGTACGCGGAAACTCCCCCAGCACGCGAACACGGAAAGCGTTGGACTCTTCGCCATACCTTGACGCCATATCCTTGATATAGGCATCGCTGACCCTTTTAGAGTCATAGCAGGACACGCGACGTGTCCACCACTCATCTTTCAATCGGTTATGCGTATCAAAGAAAAACCCGCTGGACTTCGTTGGGTTCCCCAACAAAATCGTCACAGCGTTATGCCCTGACATGGAACCCGCTGCCGCCTCAAACACGGACTCAGGAATGCCCGATGCCTCATCCGCCACAAGCATCACATGGTCCGAATGCACACCCTGCAATGCTTCAGGTTGCTCGGCACGCGACGTACGGGCGGAGATGAACGACTCTTGAGGTGCTGCCCGCATCTCAATCCGATCAGTCTTAACCTCCAAGCGATCACCCCAAGCATTAGGCAACTCTTTCACCCAACGCTTCAACTCAGCAAATAAGGCGTCGTACAACTGGCTCGAGGTCGGCGCCGTCACCACAATCTTTGCAGGACCACGCGTTAGCATGTACCAAATCATCGCCCAGGAAGCCACCGTGGACTTCCCAACACCGTGGCCGGAGCGCACGCTGATCTTGCGCTCGCCGCGGGATATAGCCTCCAAAAACTCCACTTGCCAAGGGTCGGGATCAACCCCCAACACTTCGCGCACAAACAACGGCGCGTTGGGCCTGTAGCGGCGCACCAACTCAAGGTAACGCTTGAAAATTTCGTTATTAGGCGTGTTCATAACTTGCCACCGCACGATGCACCAAGGTATGCGTTACCGCCATACCAAACTGATCCTTCACCATCTCAGCAATCTTGCGATAGCTCTTGCGCTCCTTGGCTTTGTCCGCCATAAACATCAAGATGGGATAGGTCGATTCATCCTTCACAAGTTTCGCCGACTTGCCATCACCATCTTTACGAAACCCAAACGGCACATGACCGCCAACCCAACCACCGGCTTGCGCCTTGCTCTTACGCCCATCAGCCATGCGCTCGGCAATCCTGCGTCGCTCAAGCCTAGCTACTGCCGCCATCAACGTAAAGAAAAACTCGGACCAGCTCGAGCCATTATTCACCGGGTCCGTACCCAGTGCCAGCACAATCATCTTAACGCCCTGCTCTTTCCAAGCCTCGGCCATCGTTAACGCATCAACCGTGTCACGAAACGCACGATCCAATTGCGTCATGACCACCACATCACCTGGCTGAAGCGCAGCCACTAAACGCGAACCGGCATCGCGCTTGGCAAGCTGCACGGAACCGCTCACACCTTCATCCGTAAACACCTCGCCAACATCCTCGCCGCGAATCAACGCCAATCCCTGAATCTTCCTAATCTGCTCGGCTAGCGACGTGTTGTCTACCTGCTCCTGTGTGCTAACCCTTGCATAACCATAAACCGCCATGTCGTTCCCCTGTTTTCGTTACTTGTTGCAAGCGTAACAGTGTTTCGCTCACTTGTGAAAATTTTTTTGGGGGCCGTTCGTCGGGGCGATGGGCGGTGTAGTGGGGTGGGGCGGGCGAAGCACAAGTTGGCGGATTGCAGCGGTAAGGCACAATTGCCAGGTGTGCGAAGCACAAGTTGGCGCGTGTGGAGTGCCGCCGAAACTCCGCCCCGTCGATCTGCTGACGGGGGGTGGTAATCGGTCAGATTGTCAGTTTTTGCGCGCTTTGGCGACAATTGGTGCGCTTGGTAAAACGAGCGCGACTGCGTCAATCATGCTGCGCTGCATCAATTGTCAGCGCTTCGGCTTGCTTGATCGCCGTCCATGCTTGCGAGTCGATGTTTATCGCTACGACGGGAGCGCGATTCTCCGCCCATGATCGCGGATCGAGGCGCGCAGCAAACCATTTGCGCGTGTCAACGCGCAGTCTAGGATCGTCTTTTGCTTCGTCGGCGATCGTCAGCGCCTCCTCCGCCAGCGCCGAGGCGCGCTCCTCGCGTGCGCGTGCGTACTGAGCGCTGCGCTCTGGCGCCAGTAACCATCTATTTAAATGCCCTTGCTTTACTCCAATGCTTTCAGCTATAGCCCGGACACTTTCGCCAGCGCTTATACGCTCGAGAATCTCCTCCTCGCCTACTTTCTCGATAACCGCAAGCGCTGCGCGCTTTTGTGGTTGTCCCGCCATATAAACCCCTCAAAGGTTGAAATTGTCCGACAAATGGTCAATCGATCAATGCTCGACCATGCTATTGTTTTGCTTGTTGCAATCAATCAAAACGGAGTCGATATCATGCGCAAGCCAAACGGATTTGTTTTTTATCGCGGATTCTCGCCAATCGATCAAGCGCCAATCGTAGGTATCGCGGTTTTTGAGTCTAGCAATATCAAAACCGGGAACATGGTTCAAACCTATATCATCCGATCGGACGTTAACCCTATCAGCGCCGTAAACACTGGCAATGATAAAAGCATTTGTGGCGATTGTGTGCATCGTGGCAATGAAAGCCAAAAGCGTACATGTTATGTTGACTATTCCAAAAGCGTTAATGCGGTTTATAAAGCTTTTGAGCGTGGATCGTATCCCGACTATTCGCACAATGTAAAGCTTGCAGCGCTTTGGCTAAAGGGTCGCAAGGTTAGACTTGGCGCCTATGGCGATCCCGCCATGATTCCCGCGGAAAATTGGCTTGATTTGCTCGAGCTCGCCAGCGATTGGACCGGATACACGCATCAATGGCGCGAACCATTCGCGCAAGCACATCGTGAGCTGTGCATGGCAAGCGCAGATAGCATTAGCGATCGCGACGTGGCGCGCTCAATGGGTTGGCGCAGTTTTCGCGTCATTCCGATCGGATCAGCGCTCAAGCTTCAAAACGAAGCAATTTGTCCCGCCAGCCCCGAAGGTGGCGACAAAAAACAATGCATCACATGCGGAGCGTGCGACGGCGCTTTAAAGCCAAGCGCTGCATCAATCGCCATTGTCGTCCACGGAAAATCAGCAAAACAATTTGCGGAGGTTTAAGCCATGCAAGCTTTAATCGATTGGAGCGTAGCACTAATTTTTGGCGTCGCACTTGCGTGCGCAATTTTCTTTAACCTTTGAAGGGAAAAATCATGTACATCATTCAAGGCATTCGAAAAAACGTCGACGGAAAACCTGATTACATTTGGACGTATAAACACGCCAATGGTCGCGTATGCGCTTTTGAAACGGAAAGTTTAGCTAACATGGCGATAAACAATTTGGTTGATGCGTCAAATGGAATCTATGGTTTAAAAGTTTTGTTCATACCTGACAAATGATTGACGCCTAATCCAAGCCCTTCGGGGCTTTTTTTTGCGCCAAGCGCTTTGCGCACTGGCGCACTGCGCACGCCTAAGCTTTACGCTTGGCGCTTGCATGCGCTCGTCGTAATACTTTGAAGGATAAAGCCATAGAATCGCCGACAATCGATTTTCTCAAAAGCATGTAGGGTGATAGCCATGACCCTAAAAAATCGCCTACAAGGGCGCTTTCCTTGCGCCTATGGCTGCGCCAATGCGCCAATGAAGCCTCAGCGCCATTTCGTAGGCTTTGGATCGACTTGGATCGACACGCTCGTAAACCGTCAACCCTTTAGGCACTTTAAGTAAATCTCGGCTCTTCCCTATTTCCCGTAGCCAAAAACATGCAAAAACCGGGAGCCTTCCGCAAAACGTTTCAACCATGTCGCTTTAACTGACTTTCCATTACCGCCAACGCGTCTTTGCTCAACGCGTAAGCCTGCTCACTGCTTCCCTTGTACACCGGACCAATATCCTCTTCCGCCATCAGCGTCAACACTTCAGCACCAGGCATTGCCCGTTTAATGCTCACCGCCTGCGTAAAAAATTCCTGCTGCAAGATGACCGCCACTTCATCCATCGTCCAGCAGTCGCAATTAGGTCTCATTGCCGCGTAGGCGTGGACAGTTGCCGGATCAGCGCAAATCGCAAACACGCTCCCGTCATCCCGTTGACCCTCCATAACACTTACCGCCAACGGTTGAGCGTTCATCGCCTTAGCTTCAGCCTCCAACACGTCAAACGCCCTAATCATTCCGCCACACGCTGATCTATACGCCTCAACATCTCTCGCTTTCCGCGCATCTCTACACCGCCATAGCTGCTTCCAAAACCGCAACCTCGTTTCCTCGCTCACAAGTTCCGCCAAACGATCCAATCCCCAAACCTTATCCGCCTCACGCTTCCTCTTCATCACACTGACCGCCACACTATTCATCGCCAACACGATCTGGTCATCCTCTTCAAAAGGATTCTTCAACCGATCCTCTGATCCGCCATACAAACCATCTCTAACCTTCCCGCGCTTATCTTTTGCCGCCATAACCCAAATCCTTTCTCTTTACGCTTTCCACTTCAATCACCGTCCGGAACATTTCAGCGTCCGAATTGTGTGTCTTTCAGACACACACACAATTCGGACGTTATGAAATTTTGTTCGATGGCGTTTTCGGACAACTTCGTACGCATTTTCGGACGCTTTTAGGACACTTAACATGACTTTAGGACGTTTCATTTCGGACGCTTCAATGCTTAAAAAATCACTTTCGGACACAATCCGGACGCTAACCCTGTTTTTGCCTACTTTTTAAGCATTTCTTGATGTTTTGGAGGCAAACCAGGACGCACTTTCGGACGCCTAAAAACCTTCTTCGTTAATCGGTTTGATCCACACCAAATCGTTTCTTATGGCGGCAAACCCTAAATCAGTCAACTTATCCTTCACTTCCTTCCAACGCTTCCTCTTATCGCTTTCCTCCACATCGTTCCCTAGCCTGGCGTACACCTCATCACGCCAACGCTCTAACGTCACCACGCGATGGCGTTCACCCTGAACGATCTGGTATTGCCCTTCCGTCTTCACAATATGGCGTAACGCTTCCCTGCCCATCGATTGGTGCTTACCTCGCCCCGCGTTTGGCTTTGCGTTTTGTGGCGGTCTAAAGCCAACGCCATCGGGTAAATCACCCTCAAATGGCTTAACCACTAACGTGTTGGCTAAGTCATCCTCAAACCCAAGGTTCAATTTGGCGGCTGACGTTTCGTGCGTTTCGTGCAATTTATGTTGATCAAAGTTCACCGTCTCCATGGAGAAATGAATCTCCACACCGTCCTTGCCATCCTTTTGCTTAGTCACTTTAAGCGTGCCTGACATTTGATCGGTATGGCGGGTAATCTCAATCTGCGTATCCACCGCACCTAAAAAGCTAGAGTGACCGCGTAGACCTAATGAGGCGTCCTTACCTGAATGGTGGACAACTAAGAGCGCTGCGCCCGTGGCTTCTTGCAGGCGTCCACAATTGCTAATGAAACTACCCATGTCCTCTGACGCGTTCTCGTTGCCGCCGCCAAAGGCGCGGGCTAAGGTATCAATGATGATCAATTTCGGACGCTGGATTTCGGACGCTCGTATGGCGGCTATCAAGTCAGCAAAATCCTGATCGGATGACCTTAAGTTAACCTGTGACCTGATCACGCCAACGGGTATGTCCTTAAGCTCATACGCGTGGCGTAACCCCGAAATCCTTGTCCCGATACCGCCATGGCCTTCACCAGCGATGTATAAGACTTCACCGGCATTCGGCACTTCGTGCGCCAGCCACGAATCCCCACTGGCGATCATGGCGGCTAAGTGCAGCGCGATAAACGATTTGAACGTGCCTGGCGGCCCATAAAGCGCCATGAATCCCTTCTCAGGCACAATCCTATCCACCAACCACTTAACCGGCTCATCCTTCGCGTCACGCCACATCTCAACCCTGTAACGCTGCGCTTCCTGCGCTTCAACCACTTCGGCAAACGGTTCCTTCTCAGGCACAACGGATTCGGGTTCCGTCTCGGCTTTCTCATCAATCACTAGTCGTTGTGGCGGTACAACGTCCTCGAAGTCCTCAATCACTTTGGCGTCGGCAACGCGTTTGGCAAACTCCTCAAACGCAAACCCTCGCCCGATAAACTCTTCAGCGTCATCGCCAATGGCTGACTCGTCATCGGCTAAATCAACCACCTTGATCGCTTGCGCTACCCCTTGCAAATCCCTCACGACACGTTTGGCGTACTTCCAGCCAGGTCTGTCGTTATCGGGCAGCACAACCACTAATCGACCATGAAACCATGGCGTGATGGCGGCAGGCCATTCGCTCGACCCCGCGTGCGCCGATATGGCGACCACATCGAACATGCCAACTAAAAACTCAGCGGCCTTTTCGCCCTCGGTCACAAATACCGGCGCCATGGGCCTTGCAATCATGAGCGGTAAGCCAAACGGTATGGGTGTCCAATTACGGATCGTTGGCACGCGCTCACCATTGATGAGGTGGTACTGGCGGTACGTCTTGCCGCCACCTTCAACGTCATACCTTACTTTTTGCGCTGTAACTTCGCCGTTCTCATCGATGTAGTCCCACGCCATTACTTCTTTCATCGTTGGCGGCACTATGGGCCTGATACCCGATAAAGGATCACGCGCAACTAGTGGTCGGTTCCAGTTCAGCGAATTAGGCAAGTGCGGCTTGATGGCGGCAAACACATCCTCCTGATCGCACCCGCCAAAGCACTTGAATAAAAACTTCTCACCGAGTTGCGTAATCGCAAGCGATGGATGCCGATCACCATTGCCATTGCCATGCCCAGGCACCGGGCAAGACGCAAGCCACCCCCTCTTGTAACGCTTGGCGTTACCAAGCGCTGCGGCTAATAGTTCTGCGTTCATCTAGGCGCCGCCGGATTGCCTTGCAGCACAATGCCTTCGTGCTTTGGTCCTTTGAAGTCATGGCGGACAATGGACCCTGCTGAAATCTTCACGCGATTAGCGATTTGCTTACCCGGCAATACATAAGACCCAATGCCCATGATCACCGCCACGCCAATCACGCAATCACCGCACACTTCCGTATTCGGAAACATCGTTGTCCATCCATGAATCACCGAGTCATGCCCAACCGTTGCGTTCGTGTTCATAAACACAAAATCGTTGATCCAGGCATCCGCCGTAACGATCACTTGCGGAGCTAAAACGCACCCCTCGCCAATCTTCGCGTAGGGCGATACCGTAGCTGTGCTGTGTATGTACGTCCCCCATCTTTCTTCGTTTTTAACAACAATGGCTTGCTTTGCATCGGGGTCCGCCACAGCCAACAGAAACTCAGCACCAGGAAACGCGCCCTCTCGGATGCTCTCCACCACGGGATACTTGGCGGCATAACGCTTATTGTTAAACGGTTGCGTTGAAACCACGCACACAATCTCGTGCGTTCCTTCTTCCTCGATGTAGCCAATCAACTCCTTAGCAAGCCCTCCTGAACCAAAGATGACGTACTGGTTTTTGCGTTTTGCCTTTTGATACATATTGTGATCGCCGCTCATGTGTTTTTTTCCTTCAGCTTGGCTTCAATGGCTCGGGCGAATTCCCATCGGTCAAACCACTCAGAGTTACTTGCATCGCACTTTTCGGACGAAAAACTTAAATCTTGTATTTCCTCATCCGTCAACCAAACCCATTCACGCTTTGGTGGTGTGGTGTAGAGGGGTTCTAATTCATGGTCAGTGAAAAGATGCGACTTAATTTTTAGGACACCCACCGACCCGTCAGACCAAGTTTTCAACCACAGAACTGGCTCTTGCTCTGTCTCCAGTGCTTGGCGTAGTGCGGTGATGGCTTCACCGTAGTAATTTTCATTGCCCGTTTCCGTCAACATCTCTGCGCTTGCATCCTCCAGCACCTCTATCGCTTCTTCAATAGCTTCTCTATCCATGATTCTTCTCCTTCAAGGCTTGCTCAATAAGCTCGGCCATCAACGAGCACCTGAAACGGCTATATGCCGAGGGCGAAATCCAACCTGAGGCAACTATTAGGCAATTCCTAATAGTTCGACAGGATGGCGTCGAGGTTGTAGTGTTCAATGCTCCGATTGACCTGGCGAGCACCTTCCGCTAGTCGCAAGGCTTCGAGTTGTTTGTTCATGTGTTCTTCTCCTTTAGCTTGGCTTCGATAGATTCCGCAAAATCCTCCAAGTTCTGATGCGCATAGCAAATGTGAAACTCCACAGCACTGCCACTCTTTGCTTTGTTGCATTTCCAGATTTCATCTGCGGTCAGCCCAACCCATTGCTTTGATGGTGCGGTGTACACAGGCTGAGGGTTGAACACTTTGTCTTGCGGCTTCTTGCGGAAATACACATGCCCAGTGCCAGTTGTGTGCATCCACGCTACCGGCTCTTGCTGCGCTAATGCTGCATTCCATCCTCGCTCATAAGCCTGTGCAATCTCGATTTGTTTGTCGTGTTCAGTTTTCACCATTTCCCATTCGTGTTCTGCAAGTTGAATTTTTGCCTCGTAATCATCGTATGAATCGCTCATGTTTTTTTCCTTTAGCTTGGCTTCAATGGCTCTTGCAAAAGTCGTATCAGTCCAAGGCGCAGTCCAATCTCGTTTATAACGAACGCTGTTTATTTCTTCATCCGTCAGCCCAACCCACTCCACCTCAGATTGGCAGCAATGCCCGCACCTTGGACACTCAAAGTCTTGATTCATCGATCACCCCCAAACGCGTAAATTGGAAACTTGGACAAATCCGGGTAGCTCATCTCAATGTCCTCCATCACTTTTGGCGAACCATCACGATCCCAAAATTGATTCATGAGCAATAAGCCACGCGCCGCCACATCCGGCATCATGTAAAAGTTCCAACCGATCATGTCGAAATGATCATCGTGATAGGAACACTCTCGCCGCCCACTGAAACGCGCCCGCTTGAACCACAGCATGGCGGCATAGTCATCGGTAAGAATCGCACCGCCCTTGCCTAGTTTTAGGTGCTTATAAGGCCCGGTAAACGACACGCACATGTGCGAGCCTTTGATGTACATGTTGGAGGTAAACGAAAGCGCAGCATCCCAAACACGCGTAGGTGCTAATTGATACGCGCCCTTAATCGTTCTTCCTTCAACCGGATAAAAGTCAACCTTTGCTCCGGCATGAATCACTTCGCAAGGCACGCCTGGGTAAGTTCTTGCAGGTAACCTGATCGTCGTTCCCGCCACACGTTCATAGGTCAACGCTAAGAACAAAGCGTTGCAGCAGTTATCTACCGCCACACAGTACGGTGCGCCGGTGTACTCGGCAACCTTTTCTTCAAACGATTCCGTGATTTTGTAAACGCCATCTGCCATATCATCCCCTTGAGAGTCAAAAAATCCCGGCCTAAAAAGACCGGGTTTTGTGAATAAGTGATTACTTAAAACTCTTCACCTTTTGCGGGCGCAGCGGCCACAGGCTCCGGCGCGACAACTGGCGCGGCACCCGCATCATCCGTTGGCCTCGGTGCCCAACCTGTGATGTTCCACTTGGGCTTGCGCGTATTGCCCTTGCCAACCTTCATGGCCTCGGCGCCGACGTACTCAATGATCGGCAACTTGCCAGCGTTCGCATTGCGATCCTTGGCTGCTGCCGTGTAGAGCGCTTCCAGCCCCATGTTTGGCCCTGCGCCATTTGATGACCATTCAACCCAACCCATTTCACGGCTAAAGAAACGCACAACAAACCCACGCTTATGCGCATCGCTTGGCTTCGGTCCTTGCCTGCCTAACTCTTGATCCGGTTGCCAATCACGCACACCGGCTTCGAGCAACAACCAACCCGTTTGCACGTTATCAATATCAAACAACATTTTTTTAAGTTGTATCTCTTGCCCTGTCTTATCGCTCCACATGTTCATGGATGGCGAAAAACGAATGTAGGGAAGTCCTGATCCACCACCTGTAAGTCCTAGCATGTCAAAGTTTCCTGTTTCAAAGTGAGGTCAAATTTGGCGCTGGTTTGCGCCCAAGTGTTAAGCCACTTGATTCAGCGGTGACCTTATCCGCGAATGCTTCATAAACATCTGGAAATTTCTTCTCCAACTGCGCTGGCGTGATCGGTACTGTTTTCACGGCACCTTTATGCGCACTCAGCAATCCCGCCATCAGTTCATCGTTTTGCCATTTGCGCGTTGCACGTTTCGGTACAAGCGTCCAATCCTGCAACTCACGCCCTGCTTGCAGCGCGTTTGTTACGCGCTCTTTGATGGCCTCAATCGTGTGCAGCGCATCGTCTGCCACATTCATCATAGCGTTCAACGCTTCATTAGTCGCTTCATCAATTTGCTTTGGCGTAACGCCAGCGAACGATTCAACACGCGCTATTTTTGCCGGGCACTTTGACCTGGCCGGGCACCAGCGGCAATGCTCACCTTCGTTGGTTGGCGGAAATGGTGCCAGCGTGTCACGCAACGCTGGTTCAAACACATTGGCGGACCAATCAATGAGTTCGGCTTTGGTCATAAACGCCAGGCTGATCTGCGGCTCCTGTGTTGGCTGAATGATCGCAAGCGTAATATTCTTCACGCTTGCCGGTGCCTTTTGCAATGCGCCTAGCGCGTAAATCTTAAGTTGCGGACCTTCAACATCCACCTTAATGCGACCAGTTTTAAGGTCTCCAACAACCAGGTCAACATCGTTAAAGCAAATAAGATCGGCAGTCCCATACACATCAGCGCCAGCGTAATTAGGAATCCTAAGACGTTCCTCGATGAGGCAAGCACTTTCCATGCGCTTTTCCAGTTCGCCCGCAAAGTCCGTATAGACCTCGGCCCAAGACGCCATCTCTTCGCTAATCTCAACACCTTCAAATTCCTTTCCAACAAATGTATGCGGTGCTGATCCTGTCAGCATCACCGTTTCCGCCAATGCGTGTACAGCTGTTCCAATCTTTGCGGCGTCTCCTGCTTCGCGTGGCGGCACACCTCGTGAAAGTTTGATTGATGCCGGGCACGCTATCCATCGATCGGCGGCTGATGGTGACCACTCTGAGTGTGCGTTCATGTTACAAATCCTGATTAGTGTTCATGAAACGCTCAAGCACCCAAGAACGAAGCCATAACGGCTGCATATTTTGTTTGGCGTTACGCTCTTTAAGCCACGTCGTCGTGCGCGTTATGCCGCCAGGTGAGACCCAATATCCTTCCTTTGTGTAGTGCGGCAAATACGGCACGCCTTCTAACCAATACATAGGCATTGGATACAGTTCTGCTTTGTCATTGGTATTTTTCATAGTCTCTGCCATTTATCTAAGTAACGTTGAGCTGATTCTTTCCACGCCGGACCCATCAAGCCTTGACTGTGATGGATGGCGGAAATGGATGACACATAAATTGATAAGCCTTTCTTTGTAAATTGGCGGCATAGGTCCATGTCGTAATGATGGAAAGTAAATTGCTCATCAAACCTTATGTCGTTGTCATGAAACGTCTTTGAGTAAGCCGCCATAAACAAACCGTCAATCAATGACACTTCACGGTTTGGTGATGCAAACACATCCCAACTTGTTAGATACTCACCGTTGCCACGCGCTACGCAACCGGCCCATGATTGGCGATCCGATAACGTGCCTTCCATGTCCGTAATAGCCCATGACGTTTGGCCTGGCGATGGCTGACAGTTGCCCGCCAAGCCAACCAGGTGATGGTCATCAAGCGACGCTCCTAAGCGCATGTACCAATACCAATCAACAATCTCAACGTCATCATGTACAAACACAAGCAATGCCGGATCGTTCTTTGCGGCTTCAATAGCTTCGTTATAACGCTGGCAAAGCCCTACGGTGTTGTTCGTGAACAATTGCGCTTCAATGAACGACAAATGCGAAAAGCGCTGAATCGTTACGCCCAACGGCGTTCCTGCAAAGTCCTTTCTGTTATGGCGAGTACACGCCACAATCCTTATCGGTATCATTCAATTCCCCATTGTTTGATGTAATCAGGTCTGTTTTCTCGTAACCACGGCAACGATTGCTGTAAGTTCGATTTCATATCAACGCCAATCGTCATTGATCCAACGTGGTGGATATAGCTTCTGCTGACCCAATGCTTAAAACCCAAAGCAACTAAGTCAGCGCACATCACATCATCGCTAAACCAATTCAATGGCGGGAACTTGACTTGCTCGAATGCCGCTCTTGGTAGCCATGCAAACAATGGCGATACAACGTGATTCTTTTTTATAGCGCCTTCGCTCTTCCATCGCATCCCAACAAACTGGTCTCTATCATCTCTAGGCACACGGATGTTTTGCGAAGGGCGCACATAGTCAGATCGAGCCGCAACCAATCCCAATTTAGCGCTGCACAATTTCTTCAACGCCTCAACATCCTCCATCAGCAATCGCAACGAATAAGGCGTGAGCACAATGTCATCGTTGGCGATGATCACGCCTTCGTCATCCTTTGACATGAAACGCTCAATAGCTCGGTTGTAGTCATCGCCAAACGTTGGTCCTTTACCGTTCTCAATGCAAAGGTCAACCTCTGGCGCATAGGCATCAACGCTTGCCGCCAAAACGTGTAACGATCCCTTATCAACACGGACCGTTGACACGATCATCTTTATGCCCATTCGCCAATCCTTTTTAGGCACTCAAGTGCGCGGCGGCGAACAACGGAATCGTTAAAGCGTCCATAGCTTTCTAAACCTTTGAGCGTTTCAACGCAATCCGCCAAGTTCTCTAACGCAATATTCAAACGCTTTTCGAGTTCACCAACCTCAACGTTAGCTTTTGGCGTCCGCCCCTTTTTCGGTGCTATTGCCTCGAAACCAAACGTATCGTCCGCCTGATGCTCGCCTTGGGCAGCGTCTGCCTTGGTAACAGTCCCCGTTGCAACAATCGTCACTTTTTGTTCCATTGCGATCCCTTTCAGGTTGGCGGGACAATGCCCGCCATAAAGCGTTAAGTGAAAAGTTTTTGATAAAAGGCATCTTCATCGCTGCAACAAGTAGCGTGCAATCTGTCCAAGCATTAAGACACCGCCAAAGTAAAGCGAACCAAGCAAAAGCAACTTGGCTTGCCTGTCGCGGATCGCATAGGCCGGTACGCGCTTAAACGTGTAGATACTTTGTATCCACAACTGATCATCCGCCAAATAGTTTGGCTTTGGCGGCTCATAGGCTGATCCAATCTTTGGCCGATCCACAACAACTACGGTTTCACCATTGACTTGCATTAGCATCACATGATCCTTTGCAAAACAGTCATGGCTTGACCACGCACCTGGTCAGTCACTTGACCGCCAAGTCGTTCAACGTCGGTTAACTCGCCAATAAATTGCCTGGCGGTTCTTAACTTGCGATCTGAATCGGCTGCGATTTGGCGGGTATAGGCCAGCAACTCCTTCAGGTTCTCCACTTCCTGTGTACTCATCGTTTTAACTCCTATTGCATCGAACCATATAAAGCAATCAGCGAAGCGTCCGCCCGCCCGTTATCCTTCACGCGGCTAAACGCTGAACTCATTTCGGGAAACATTTGCATCGCTAAAGCGCGTGCGCCTTCCTTGCCACCTGTTAAGCGCACAGCGCGTTGCCATGTCAATGGCGGTACAAAGTGATAGCGAATCTTCAGGCTTGCTAATACGCCTTCCACGTTACCAAGCGAGCGTCCAAAGTTAAACATGCTTGTTACGCCCTGACCTGGCATGGCGGACACCTGCTCAATAAAGCATTCGCACTCATGGTCAATCAAGAATGCCGCCAACTCGGTATGGAGTTCGTGCGGCGCAACAAAGCGTTTTACCGACTTGCCAACCTTTCGTTCAACCGTTGGCATGTCAAATACGCTTACAAGTTTCTGACCTTGAACGGCTGCGATAGCGCCGCTCAAACCTGGATCAATACCGAGAATGATTTTCATGGTTTGCAATCATGCACCATGTTTGCGAAATGATTGGCTCATTTCTGACAAACGGCCAAAAAAAAGCCGCCAACGGTAGGCGGCTAAGATCTCAGGGGGAGAATGACAACAGAAAAAAGGAGACAGCGTTGGTAGTTTACCTTGAAAATGATTCGATGTAACGCATCAGCATCGACTTTTCTTCATCGGGCGCGTCAGATGCTATTTTCTCTAAAACACGCAATTGATTGGGTAACGCACCAGAAGCAACTTTTGTTTGTTTGGCGAGCCATCTAACAAAGGGTGGATAAGACATAAGGCGGGCAGCGGCATTTTCGGCTGCAACCGTACCCGTTACCCCAATAGCCGCCCCAACGGCTCCGCCAGATTCGGCACCTGTTGCAATGCCGATCATTGGCGTTACAAACTTACCAAAAGCATTGTTGAATGCTGTAGCCCTTCCGGTTCCTGATGGATTTGGAAGCTCTGACGCGGCTTGGCGGAACAATGATGCAGCATCAGCAATTGTGTCGACGTCTTTAGCAAAAGATGCTCCGTAACGACCAAATAATGATTCTTTGACGCCAGGGTTCTTTGTGATTAAAGAGTTCCAATTTGTTAAAAACGTTTCAGGAGAAAACACTTGTCCGGTGGCATCTTGGCGTCCAGGCGTTGCGCGCCCAAGACGGTCAAGAATAGTTCCACTTACAATTTTTGCTTGATCATTATCAAGCGATTTCATAACCGTTCTAACAACAGTTGATCCAGCTTTGCTACCAGAAACAACGG